TATCTTTTTGGTTTCAGGATTGTAAATTGCGACTCTTTCTTTGAGATCGTGTATTTGTTGAGCTGCAAGATTACTAATATCTAGATACATAAGTTTCCAATTTCGCTTTGGGATATCAGGATTTTCCAATATATTTTTATAGAGTTTGAGGGATTTCGTTTTATTTCTTTCCTCACATAACTTAAGTATGTCGTCAACGCTGACAAACTCATTTTCGGCTAATTCTGGGAACCTCTTTACTAGGGAGGCAAAACCACAACCTTTTATTCCTCGGATCCCGTCAGAGGAGTCCCCAATAAATGATCTAGCAGTAATAAAATTTTCAACGCTTACCCCGTAGCGCCCTAGAACATAATTTCCATCCATTGTTTTTTTCGTAGCTGGAGACCATTGTGTTGTTTTATTCATTAGCAATTGATGTAAATCTTGGTCCATGGAAATAATCAGTTTTTCTTGTTCTGGAAAGCTGTACCTAGATATGTATCCAATAATATCATCTGCTTCGCATTGATCAACATACAATTGTTGAACTGGGATGTTCTTTAATAACTTTGTTGTTAAGGCTATTTGATAATTGAAATTTTCTTTCGTGTTTGGAATATCTTCATATATGTCAGACCGATTAAGCTTAATCGGCTTTCTATTCATTTTATATTCAGGCAATATTTTTCTTCGCCTTGCTGAACCTCCACCTTCCCAACAAACTATAATTCTTGATGGTTTGAATTTATCTGCATACATACTGAGAGATTTCATGAACCCAATCGATCCTCCCAAATGGTGACCATGGGATGACATAATTGGCACTACGACATATGATCTAGCAAAAACATTATAAGCGTCTATTAATAGTATTGGGCCTGAATTCATTTTGCACCACTTCCTTCTTCTAAGTTAATTGATATTTGTCTTATTTCTTCGAAGCTTTCTGCGTCAACTTCTGCTCCGGTTGTTGAACCCATTAGATTCGCGTACGCTGCATTGAACACCATATCAACGTATGGTTTATATTGTGGACTAGCCCAAACATCTGCAAAATCAGTCTTGTAAAATTTCTTTTCCGCAATGATATCTCCATTTTTTGTAGAACACACAGTAAGATTTTTCCAAGCCCCAGTTCCCTCTAGAGTTACTGCCATGTTTTCATATTCTACTGGGCCGTTTTCTTTACAAAACCGTCGAATCACATCAAATGCTTGTTCGTGTTCGTATACACCTTTACCAAAACGTATTTCGAAAAGACATGTACGAAAAGGAGGAGCTACTTTATTCTTTATTGTTTTTGCTGAAACGTTAATCCCTACAATGTTTCCTTTTTTATCTTTGATTTGTTGTCCTGCACCTAGTTTAATACGTACAGATGAATGAAAAGGAATTGCCTTACCCCCGGGTGTAGTAGTAGGATCTCCATACATTACTCCAACCTTAGTTCGAATTTGATTAAGACATATCATAAGTGCTTTTGAATTAGCAATAACACCCGTAATCTTTCTCATTCCTTTTGAGATTACACGGGCGTTCAATCCAATAGTTTGTTTATCATAATCCCCTAAAAGTTCATCCTTTGGAGAAGTTGCTGCTACAGAATCCCAGATAATAGTTACCGGAATATCTTTGTCCATTGCTTTTGCCTTCAATATTGTCTTTTCAGATATGCTTAAAACCTCCTCCGTACAATGAGTATCAACATAAACAAATCGTTTAGATATATCAACCCCCAGAAGGCCCAGATTTTCAACGGAAGTTGCGTTTTCAGTATCTATATAAACGACAATGCCACCAAGCTCCTGGGTAGATCTAGCAACTTGTATTGCTAAATGAGACTTCCCAATTGAAGGTGGACCGAATATTTCGATAATTCGCCCTTCCGGTAAACCTCCATTTACTCTACCTGAAACAATATAATCTAATTGTTTCGACCCTGTAGATATCCAACGTTCAACGTGAGTCGGTGAAGTATCGACAGACAAATTATACGCTATTCTAGCGCCGTGATCTTTGTTAAGTGATTTTATTAAGTCGGCTGTAAAATCATCATTGGTTTCGTTTTTCTTGTTTTTTCTTTTAGCCATGTTTCTCCCAATTTTGTGGTTACATATAATAATAACTAAAATTATTGATTTTTATAAAAAAATGGGGATGAAAATTCATCCCCACCAAATTAGCCATATAGCAATTTCTAAAACGGAATATCACTCTCCAGATCTGCGAAAGCATCATCTATATCATCACCGAAATTCTTTTTAGTGTTTCCAGTTCTAGTTGTTGCTTTTGTAGTTTTTTTGGGAGTATGAATTCTCTCATTTTTAGTATCGTTCCCATCCTCTTCGTCTCCACTTAGCCATGCATTGATAATGTTTTCAAGCTGCTCATAGGATTTTAGATCATACATATCATCAAGATTGGGCAAGGTCTTTGTCCATTCTTTCATTTTAGATTTTGTTCCTAACGGAGTTGATTTTGGACGAGGCATAACATCGGTCATTGCCCATTGACGGCCGGGCTGCTTAGTGCATGTAACTCTAAGGTCGTGGCCCTCGTGTATATCAGTAATATCACCATAATCCGGATCTAGCATGACATTGAGAAGAGACTGATAAACAGTTTTCCCAAAAGCCCACAATTTCACACCTTCATCTTCTTGACCACGAACAATAATAGCAGCGTAAGTACGCATCTTTGGATATAGCTTTTTTGCCATCTCATAAGATTCCTTAGTTCCTTCTTCTTTGAGCTTTTGAATAAGCTCTTGAATAGGATCAGGTTTGCCAAATTGGTGCGGAGTAAGAAGCCCGGGATTTGTTCCAATGTTATAATAAAACCAACGTTCTTTAAAAGGATTACCATCGTTGTCAGTAAAACCGACAATACGAACATTTACAGTTTCCCCTTCTGGTGGGCGCCACATTACTCGTTTTTTAGAGTTTGCACCCGAAAGTTGATTAAGTTTTCTACGAATTGCATCAAAATCAATAGCCATATATTTGCTCCTAAATTTCTAAATGTTTAATTGATTATTTTTCTTTGCCACCACAGTGACTTAGATATAATACCGAAGCAAAGCATATTTTATAAATTTTTATTTTTTTAAATCAAACTGATTTTTATCTTCTGGAAAGTCAACCTTTTGGCTTTTCTGGATCTGGGTCAAATGCCCGGGTTTGAACACCTCTAATACTTCCTCCACCCAATGAGGAGTACTCATCGATGTGAGCAGAACAATTTTCGTCTTTTTGTTTATCGTATTGTGCTTGATCGTTCTCTCTATCTTCATTGACATCAGGTTCTATCAAAAGATTTTCATCATCTTCTTTCTTGGACTCGTCTTCCGATTCAATAATAAGTCTTCGAATCATTCTTCTTAACTTATTTTCCGTAATTCTTAATACTTCTATACCTCGAGTATTGGAACCCGATCCAGTAACTTCACCATGATCTAATTGATGGTGAATATTTTGACCTCCAGCCCAAGAATCTTCTTGCGGCTCTACTTCCTTAGAGAAAAAAGCATCATCAGTCATGTGTTTTTTATATTCATACTCTCTATTAACAACTTCTTCACGAAGGATTTTTCTATAATTTTTTCTTATAATTCTGCGTAACATTTTTTTCATTAAATCACCAATTAAAAAAGGACTAGTTATTCTAGTCCTTAAATATTACATTAGTTTGTTAGTTTCAAATATTAATTGCTAAGAATCTTTGCAGCCAACAATACTTTCCCATAATGATTGGTTGGCTCTTTTGTTCTTAGGGATAATATCGCCTGGAATTCTTCAAGTTCTAATTTAACTCCATAATTTGCTAGCATTATAAACGTTAAATCAATTTTATCTTGACCAACTAGTTTTGGATTAATCTTATAAACCATACCTAACTTTTCTAAATGCCAACTTGAATCCTGTGGCAAATACAAATCGTTTTCAACGGTACCAATTGTTCCAATGTTATGAAGTATAACAATTTTATAAAGAGTTTTAGGATTACACTGCTTTCCGGTGGCGGCATCAATCATTCTGGATAGTTTCAATATTTCCAAAGTGTTCTTTACTAAACCTCCATCTTCTGAACCTTTATCAGTGTTTCTAGCATTAGCAGGAGAAATAGCAATCCGTTCCCCTAAATCATTTATCATTCCTTTTATATCATCTGAATCTAACCTATCAATTATTGATTCGAATTGTTCCCAGTTTTTTTTGATTTCTTCAATATCTGCCACGTTTTCTCCGGTTTTGTGAATCTTTTATATTATACTTCACTACTATCAATTTTATCATATATTATTCCAACTTCTCCTAGAAAGATACACAATGTAACTACTTTGACTACAATCAACCTTTAATTGCCCACTAGGTTTTATTCCATTTAAAATACCATAAGCCAAATTAGCAGCAATGATAGTGCAATAAATCCAATAAGCAAATTCTTTTTTTATTGCTTCGT